CACGGCGACGCAGGTGCCCGTGCTGCTGGCGAAGCTGCTACTGCAGGAGCTCGATCGCGTGAATGCCGTGCTGGCCATGCACATCAAGCACGCCGCCAACAAGCCCACCACCGACTAGCCGCGGCGAGCGGCAGGCGCGCCGATCCCGGCACTTCAGCTGGGCGGCAACCAGTGGGGAACTGGTGGGAAACCGTCTGCCGCTCCCGCGGCTCTCTTTCAGGACTGATCGCTATGAGTTCTTCGTTGTCGCTGGAACGACGCGCCACGCTGGCCGTCGAGGAACCAACCACCCATGCCGTCGGCCTGCAGCGCCCGGCCGAGCAGTTCGCTGCACGCCTTAAGGCCCAGCAGTTTCTCTACACGGCGGTGGTGGAGAACTTGGAGAAGAACATCGACTTCGGCGAACTGCCGTCGGGCGATGATGATTACAAGAAGAAGGGCGACAAGACGCCGCCGAAGTACATGCTGCTCAAGCCGGGCGCGGATCGCATCTGTGCCGCCCTGGGCGCGCAGCCGCGCTTCTCGATCGTGGAGCAGTCGATCGATCACGATCGCCGCACCCCGTACACGAAGCGCAAGAAGGTCTGGCGTGATGGCGCGAACGGGAAGCGCGCGTTCGACTGGAAGGAAGAGTCGGGCGAGTCGCTCGGCTTCTATCGCTTCGTCGTGCGCTGCGAAATCGTGAGTCACGAGACCGGCCTTGTGCTCGGTGAGGACGTGGCGGTCTGCAGCTCCCTCGAGGGCAAGTACGTCGATCGCCCGCGCGAGTCCGAGAACACGATCCTGCAGATGGCGCAGAAGCGCGCGCAGTCGGCCGCCGTCCTCCGCGCCACGGGGCTCTCCGGTCGCTTCGCCGGCGAAGGCGAACCGGTGACCGACGCCGATGAGGATGGCGTGGTGAAGGACGCGCAGGACGGCATCACGCTCGCCCAGGCGCTCGCATATCAGCTGAACAAGGTGCCGCTCGAGACAATGACGCCGCGCGCGTTGCGGAGTGCCCGCACCTGGTGCGACGGCAAGCTACAGGACGCGCCGGAGGATGCGAAGCTGCTCCGCGCCTCGGCCATGATCGACATGGTGATCAAGCACCGCGAGACGACGCCGCTCGCACAGAAGGACGAAGCCGCGCCAGCGCCCACCCCTGCCCCTCCCTCGCCGCCGGCGGCCACCGGCGATGACGTTGGCCTCGCGGATGACGAGGACGACGATGCCCTTGGCCTCCCCTTCTGACATGGACACCTCGACGAAACCGGTACCACCCGCGTTCCAGACGCTCTGCAACGCGGCAGAGGATGGCCGCCTGCTGGATGAGCTCAACCTTCGCACGCAGGAACTCGTGGGCGTGATGCGCTCCGAGCAGCAGGCGCGCGGCGGCAAGCCGAAGGGCTCGCTCACGCTGTCGTTCAGCTTCTCGCTCGACCAGCATGGCCTCATGGCAGTGCAGGCCAACGTCACGACGAAGGAGCCGAAGGCCGAGCGCTCGCGCTCGATCTTCTACGCCCTGCAGGACAACACGCTGTCCCCGAACAACCCGAAGCAGATCACGATGGATCTCGGCACTCCGCGCGAGGTCGCTCCCCCTGTCATGAAGGTGATGTGAGATGAGCACGCTGAATCACCTAAGCGATGACGCGAGCGGTACCGCTGCCGTCATCAATGCCGTCGAACGCCTGAGCGGCTTCGATCTGAATCACCTCAGTATCAAGGCCGGATGGGAAGGCGACGTGCCGGTCGCGGTTGTGCCCGAAGGCAAGTCGCTGCAGTCGGTCAAGAAGCTGCTCGACGAGTACGCGACGGCGCCGGACCGCATCACCGGTACCGCGCACCTCCGTGACGAGGCCTCGTTCATCGCGCACGTAAACGAACAGAAGGAGCTGACCACGCGCATCTTCTGCGAGCCGACGGCATCGCCGCCCACCTTCACCGCGGTGTACGACTACCACGATGTCGTGAATGGCGAGCAGCGGCCGGCGTTCGGCGCGCACCGCGCGGTGTGGCCGCTCACGATGTCCAAGGAGTGGACCGCGTGGCTGTCGCAGGCCGGGAAAAGCATGTCGCCGCAGGACTTCGCCGAGTTCCTCGAGCTGCGCGTGCCGGATGTCTACTGGGGCGACCAGCAGAGCGACTACACGAAGCTCCTCGTGCAGCAGCTCGAGCTCCGCCTGGCCACGCCGTCGGCACTGATCGCGCTCTCGCGCAACTTGGCGGTGAACGTCGACGTGCAGGTACGCCAGGCGCAGACCCTGTCGTCGGGCGAGATCGCGATCACGTACGTCGAGCAGCACAAGGATGGCGAGGGCCAGCCGATCCGCGTGCCGAACGCCTTCCTGATCGCCATCCCGGTCATCCAGGGCGGCCCGGCGTATCAGCTGCTCGCCCGCCTGGCGTACCGCATCCGCGAGGGGAAGGTCACCTGGTCGTATCAGCTGCACCGCACGGATCTCGCGTTCGATGCCGCGCTCAAGGAGATCGGCGAACGCGTGGCGCTCGAAACCGCGCGCACCGTGTTCCTCGGCAGCCCGGAGAAGTAAGTCCACCGCGAGAGCCGCGCGTAGCGGCGGGTGCGTCGACCCTGACACCTCGGTCAGGCGACACCAGTGGGGATAAAGCTGTGAGAAACCACCCGCCGCTGCCGCGGCTCCATTCCTGACGATGCCTGAAACTTCTGCTCCCGTGACAGCGCTCGAATCCGCCCTCCACGCTCTCGTGCGGCGGTGGACAGAGGACGTCGTCCGGCGCCGCGCGATGAGTATGCACGACATGACCGCCGACGTGATTCATTCCCTGGCGGCGGAGCTCGTGCAGGTGATGAGCGTGGCCAGTGTGGAGGACGAGGAGCTCTCGCCGGCGGAGTTCGCCGCCCTGCCCCACATCAACAAGTCCGCGTCGACCGTGCGGCGCTGGTGTCAGCACGGACGGATCGAATGCCGGCCCGTGGGCCGTGACTACCGCATCCGCCGCGGCACGCTGCCGCCGCGCATTGTGATGGCCTCGTGAGCAAGCCGGTCGTCGCGTGGCGCTACGAAGTGGGCATCAAGCCGCACAAGGTCACCGCGTTCGAGGATCTCGCGCGCGGTGGCGTCGTGACGCTCCGCTGGTACGTCGGCAACGGGACGCAGCGGAAGCGCCGCCTCAACGCGCTCGGGTTCACGGTGCGCGGCGCGCGAGCCGCGCTCGATCGCGCGCAGGTCGCGCGCGCCATGGCGGCCGCGGATGAACAGCACCTCGCCCTGGTGCAGGGTCGCGAGAAGGGCGTCCCTGTGGTGGTGATCGAGCCGCTGACCATCGAACAGGGCTGGCTGCGCGCCAAGCATCCTGACACGGGCAAGTGGAACAAGGATACGGCGCACCGGAAGGACATCGACCGCGCGATCAGTCGTGCGGTGCTCACGTGGGGCAAGGGCTTCACCTGGGATGAGGTCGACCGGGGGGCGCTGCGGAAGCTCTGGCGCCGTGAGCTCGTGCGCCTCCGGAACGCGGGCCATGACGGGTATCGTGGCGCGCAGCTGCTGGTCGATCTCGTGCTGGCCGTGGGCGCCTGGCTGCGCGATGAGCAGCTCGTGGCACCGACGGCGGCGCTCAAGTGGAAAGGAATGGACGCCGAGTTTCAGGCCGACGCCGGCGAGCACATTCCCAAGCGACCGCGATACACCGTGGAGGAATACCGGAAGCTTTTCGCCGCAGCATGGAAGGCGGATGAGCGCTATGGCCTGCTCTACGACTTGGGGGCCGAGTTTCGACTGGGACAGGTGTCGCCTACGAAGCGCTCCGAGCTCGATCGCGAGGGCGGCCGACTGCGCATCCGTGGCCACGGCAAGAAGCGCGGCGAGGTGATCGTGTTCACCGATGCGCAGAAAGCGAACGTCGAGCGCGCGCTGACCATCGGTTACCTCGCGGGCCTCGAGGCCGCCTACGTCGCGAAAGAGATCGCGGACTACCCGTTGTTCCCCGGTGGCCATTTCCACACAGACGCCGAGGGGCACATGGTCTCGCGCGCTACCTATGCCGAGCGCGATCCGGTCGATCGGTCTGCGTGGCAGACGTGGCACCGCCGCGCCGAGGAGATCGCCGAGATCCCGCACGTGAAGGGCCGTGGGCCGTACGGCGCGCGCCGCAGCGGCGTGGACGCTGCGAACGAGCTGAACATCAGCCGCAAGGGAATGCGCGCGTGGGGCGGCTGGGGCAACGACCAGATGCCTGACAACGTGTACGCCGATCGTGAGCAAGACTCGGCGCGTGTGGAGGCCTCTGACGTGCGCGCGAAGGCGCGCGGACTGCCCTCAAGCACGCCACCGCCGACATCATCGACGCCCGGCTCAGACACCAACGAATTGCAAAAACCGTCGCAAAACCGTCGCATCACGCAAAACGGCGCGACATCCGAAGATGACGCGCCGTTGCACACCCAGACCGAACCACCACAACCACACGAGGTTAGCGATGTCGGCACACAATAGCTGGGGGGAGACTCGAACTCCCGACCTCACGATTATGAGGCATGGCGTAAACGCAACGCCACCACGCACTTCGCTCGCCCCTTTAATAGTTGTAACCGGCCGCTCCGTGAGCGCTGGCGCTCGCTTCTTGTCCCGCGATGCGTGCAATGCGCGTCGCAAATCGTCGCATCGCGCGGAGGGCCTCGCGTGATGCACATGACCAATCTGTCGCAGCCTGCGACGGCGCCGACGGCTGATTTCGAGGCCTCGTGCACCGCCTCCGCCTGCCCGGCGCCGACGCCCGGCAGCCCGCTTTTTCAGGAGCTCACGGCGTCCGAATTGGTCATCGATCCGTCGCCGGATCGTGTGGTCGATCGGCCCGCGGTCGCGAGGACCGGCGCATGATCACGAACGATCTGCCGCTCTTCGCCACGCACGCCGGCACGGCGCCGTTGCATCGCCGGAGTGATGCGCCGACCGCCATCGCGGCGGCCGAAGCCGTCGCGGACAAGCTGAGTGGCCGGCAGGCGATGGTGCTGGCCGCCTTCACCGCCGCCGGTGCGCATGGCCTCACCGACCGTGAGCTCGAGCAGCGTCGCGAGTTCGCGCAGTGGGCGCCCTCGACGGCGCGCAAACGGCGCTCCGAACTCTTTCACCTGGGTAGGCTGGTGGACGGCGGCCGCCGCGACGGGCTGACCGTCTGGAGGCTCGCATGAGCCGCCGCCTTCGCCGTCAGATCGGCAACGCCGCGCAGCGCCAGATGGCGATCGCCCGGCTCGTGTCGCAGACCGAAGCCCTCGTCGATGCCCCGCAGCCCTGGGGGGCGTGGCGCGAGCGGTCCCTCTCCGAGAGCTTGCGGCCGGCGCCGCATGGTGTCACGCAGATCTTCGAGAACGGCTGGTTCGCCGTGTCGATTCGCCCGATCGCGTCCGGCTACCACCTGTTCATCTCGAACGCGCCGGGCACGCCGGTGCGCAGCTGGCACGACCTGCAGCGCATCAAGAACGAGCTGATTGGCTACGACCATACCGCCGTCGAGATCTTCCCACCGCAGAAGGAGGTGGTCGACCAGGCGAACATGACGCACCTGTGGGTGCTCAAGCTGTATCGGTCACTGCCGCCAGACTTCTCGCTGGTCCAGTGGATGCACGAGGCCGATGAGGCGCGGGCACGAGCCGCCGCTCGGGCAACGGCGCGAGACGCCGACGTCGACGTCGACGACGCCGCGGCGGTGCTCTCGTGAGCGCGTCCGTCTGGATGTCTCGAAAGGGCAAGATCGCCATGGGCGGCGGTCGTAAGATCAGCGTCGATGCGCTGTTCAGCGACGCTGCGCCCGGGATTGCCCTGCACGCTGGCCAGTGGCTCGATCTCGAGGGCAGCAAAGGGAAGAGCCAAGTCGACACAGCGTCGGGCTGGCGTCCTTACACCGTTGACAACGGCGCCGCGTGCGGACCGATCTTCTACGACCTCGAGAAGGCCAGCGCCTACGCGATCAGCGTCGCCGCGCTCACCGACTGGAACACGGTCGGAAAGCTGGTGCCTGCCCCGCTCTACGCGAAGCTCATGCGCCTCTGGTATCCAGCGGCCGGCAAGAAGCTCACGAAGGCGATGCGGGCCGAGCTCGCGCAGATGGAAGGTGAGACCGAGACGGCGGTGACGGCATGACCGCAACCCGAGAGTTCACCGTGAAGCGCGACAGCGTCCGCGCAAAGCTACTCTTCAACATGAGCGAGAACCCGGAGGCGCCGACATCGCTCCGGGATCTGCAGGCCGCCATCCCGGTCAATCCGAAGGCGCTGAGCGTGGAACTCGTGCACCTGCAGAAGCTCGGCGCGGTGGAGCGCGTCGGTCGTGGCCTCTACATCCGCCACGTCGGTGAGAAGCGGGAGTTCCGGCAATGACCAGAATCCCGCCCACGACCAAAACGCGGCCTACGACCAAAATCCCGCGATCTGCCGCGCTGCATCTCAGCACGCGGGCGATCGTCGCCTTCTGCTGGGCAGCTTTTTCACGCTCGGGAATGAAACGGCTGGGACGAAACGGCTCACGCCGGAGCGTGCGCAATGGCTGACATTCTGTTCCGTCCGCTTCGCGCCTGGCCGCACAAGCCGACGCCCACGTATCAGCAGAAGCCGTGGCCGAACGGCCGCAAGATCACGATCACGTCGGCTCTCGACGCGGTCGACGATGAGCTGCGCCGGATGGGGTGCGCTCGCCGCGCCTACATCGAAGCCGACATCGACGAGAAGCACATCCGCCTCGATGGCGAGCTGCGGTCCAGTGCGACCACGCGGTCGCCGGGCTGCATCATCTACGCGTCGCACCGCACGCTCGGCGAGCTCCGTTGGGCCTGCGATCGCTTCTCGAAGCTGCAGTTCAACATTCGCGCGATCGCAGCGACCATCGAAGCGCTGCGTTCGGTCGATCGGTACGGGTGCGTCCGTGATCAGCAGCAGTTCACCGGCTTCAAGGCGCTGCCTGGTGAAGCAGGAACGACGATGGAGCGCGATGCTGCGTTCGAGATCCTGCGGAAGTACTCACTGCTCTTCCTGCCGGCCGACTCGACCGAGGAGACCATCGGCAAGGCGTTCCTGTCGGCGCGGGCTCGCGTGCACCCTGATCGCAACCAAGGCTACCAGGGCGCTTGGGATGAGGTGATAGCGGCAGGTAAGGTGCTGGGGGTGATGAAGTGATCGCAGACAACCTCGCCCGCTATGGCTGGAAGGTGCTGGCCTTCACCTTCGCCGGGCTATTCGTCGCGTGCATGGCATTCGCGATCGCATTCGAGCGACCAGCGGCGAGCTGGGGAGGCACGCGTGCATAGCACCCCTGAACTCGGCCTCGTGGCACTCGCATTCCTCGTGTTCGGTCTCGCCATCGGCTTCGGCTGGTGCGATCGGATCTGGCGCGAGCACAACGCGCAGAAGGAAGGCACGGATGCCGGCTGAGGAGAAGATCTACCGATCAGGGCGTACCCGCTCCCTCCTGCGATACCTGCACAAGAATGGCCCAACCTGCCGCTTCGTCGGTGCTTGCGTCTCTCTGCCTTCCGCCAACGTGATGCGAAAGCTGGAAGCAGCGGGCTTTATCGAAGTCGTGCAGTCGTATCGGATCGCTGACATGCGCCGTGATCTGCTCACTCTGGAACTGACGATCACCGAGAAGGGCCGCGCGTGGCATTGCAGCGTTACAGGAGACGCTCCGGCGCCGCTGAAGCTCACAGAATGAGCCCCGCGATGAACTACAAGGAGGCCACAGGCGTGCGAGCCCGCACGGACCTGTCGGCCAATGCGCGATCAGGAGAACCCTGCGAGCGCCTGACTGATGAACAGCTCATCAAGTTCGCTGAGTGGATGATGCAGACTATCCGGACGGCAGAAGACCAAGACCTCACGCAGCTGAGCATCCCGGTGCGCTTCTCGCGCAAGCTGGTTGATGCCACGCTCGAGGTGGTGAACCGCCGAGGTGTGCGCTGATGGCGAAGCCGAAGATGCGGCGTATCCGCGGCGAGTATCGACCATTTTTCGAGGCGCTGTTCACGGGCAAGGACTTCAACGTCCTCAGCCCTGACGCGAAGCTCGGCTACATGTTCGTGAAAGGGTTGAGCGGCGCTGCTGGCATCCGTGTGTGGCCAGCGTTCACCGAGCAGCTCGCGGAACTGACGGGGATACCGACTCCTCGCATGAAGCGCGCCATTTCGGATCTCACGGCGTCGAACTGGCTGCAGACAGAAGGCAGTATTGTGTGGGTCGTGCGCGGGATCGACTTCGAACCGCAGATGGTTGCCGGCAATCCGAAGCATCAGGTGTGGCTGCGTGAGCACCTCGATTCCCTGCCTCGCCTCGCCATCGTCGATCGGTTCCGTGCGCACAACGCCGCGTGGTTCTGCGCTGGTGTGGAGCCATCGAGCGACGGAGATGGTCCGGGTGTATCGGATAGGGTATCGGATAGGCCATCGGATACCCTATCCGATACCAATCCCTTACCAGTATCCCTTACCACATCCCAATCCCTGTCCCTGACCACGACCAGTGCACCGGTGCGAGCCGCAGAAGGCTCGCACCGCATCCGCCTCGCCGCCGCGGCCAACCAAGGCATTACGAAACTGTTCGGCGGTGAGCAGCCAACGCCGGTGCGTTGGGATCATGCCGGGAGCCATCAGTGCGCCGATGAGCTCGAGGCCGCCGGCGTCGATATCGCGTTCGCCGAGTCGGCTCTGTTCCGCATCGCCAGCACGCAAATGCCAGGGGATGGCCGCGCACCGACGTCGCTCCGGTACTACACGGCCGCCCTGCTCCATGCCTGGCGCGCAGAGGAGGCGCACCGCATGGCCGCGACGCTGGCCACGCCTGGCATCTCGTCCGCGGGATCGAGCAAGGATCCGAGCTACTTCACGGCGATCCGCTTCGCTCGCGAGGGTGATGCTGAGTGGCAGGCATACTGCCGCGAGCACAACATCGACTGGGAGATCGCTGCGTGAGTGACATCAAGCCCATCAAGCCGTCGCCTGCCCTGATCTCGGCCACGCGTCGTGCACTCAACATCCTCGCGCCGCACTGGTCGACGAAGTTCAAGTTCCTGAGCGGAAGCAGCGAGGCAGACAACGCGATGCTCGAAGCGTATGCCAGCGCGTGTTCTTACGCGCACATCGACTTCCTCGAGCAGGCGGCCCGCACATGGGTGGTGAACAGCAGGTTCGCGCCAACTCCCGCGGAGTTCGGAGAGTACGCTCGCGAGGCCACACCGTTCCCGCAGCTCACGGTCACTTCGGCACACGAGCCGCCACCGGTGAGCACGGCCAAGCATGGCCGGCAGATCGACCACCTGAACGCACTCGCGAAGGACCTACTGCGATCGCATGGCCACACCCGGTTCGTAGTGCCGATCAGTCAGTGCTGGGCACTGCTCCTCGAGGTGCAGGATCGCCCCGAGCGCACGGGTGTCGTGGTGTCCGGCGATGTGCCGGACGACGTCTGGCTTGAGACCGTGCGTGCGTGGATCAAGGGCGCGAGACCGAAGGGCAACCCCATGAACAACCTGGGGCTCAACCAGAGGCTCGCATGAGCGCACTCCAATGCGACACGGCGTTGCGGGGCGCCGTGCAGGTCTACCCAATTCGGGGTAGCCTGCCGGCTGGCGGTACGTGGGGCGTACGTCAGCCGGTTCGCGGGGAGTGTCGATGAGCACCCGACCACAGCGCACCGAGGCACAGATCGAGGCCGCCTGTGATCGCATCATCGCCCAGGCGAAAGGGAGCATCGTGATGATCGGCCGCGGCAAGGTCGATCACTCGCCTGGTCTCCCGAGTCGTCGATACCACGTGCATGGCCGTCCGATGTGGTGGGCGCCTCGCTCGCCACGTGGCCATCTGTCTCGCGCAACCTCAGAGCTGCTCACGTCCGAGTACTCGATGGGCCAACTGGTGGGCGCTGGTGACGATGACGCGTTGCGCCACGTGGTGAATCTTCTTGCTGGAGATCACTTCGAGGCAGCCGTCCATCGTGCGTGGCAGTACTTCCGCACGGTGGCTGATCGTGGGATGGTCGGGCGCGCATCGTAGCTGTGAAACCCACTTGTGCAACTCTGCCGTGGCCCTACCCTGCGGCCATGCCTTCCTCTCCGCTCAAGCTCTGTGCCTACGCTGGCTGCGCACGCCGTACCGATCACCGCGATCGGTACTGTGTGCAGCACACGCGTGTGGCCGCCAAGGAGCGAGAGGCACGCCGCGCACCACGTGTCATCGATGGTGAGCTGCAGTCCGGCGGCGGTCGTTCGCCTGACTGGCGAGCGTTGCGTGCCGAGGTGCTCGCGCGCGATCCGATCTGCAAGGACTGCGGTGTGAAGCCCTCGAAGCACGCCGACCACGTCCTACCCAAGCGTGAAGGCGGACGTGACGTCGCGTCGAACCTTCGCGGTCTGTGCCACTCATGCCACAGTCGGAAGACGGCCGCGGTCGACGGCGGCTTCGGCAACCCGAAGCGGGCGACGGGGAGGGGGGTCGCGAATCCTTCAGCCGACGTGCTTTCATCCGCGCGCCCCCCTTTCTTCACGCGCCCGCAGGTTTCGCCGACACGTTTGGACGGCGCCGACGCGCGCCCAGGCGGGCGCTGATGGGTCACCGTGGGCCGCCACCGACGCCCACCGCGCTTAAGCTGGTGAAAGGCAACCCGGGCAAGCGTGAACTGAACAAGCGCGAGCCGAGAGCGACCGGCTCACTCGGAGCGCCGCCGGATCATCTCGGCGCCGTCGGCAAGGCCGCGTGGCGCAACCTGGTCAACGTCATCGCCGGCATGAACCTCGAGAGCGGCAGCGACCGCCGTGCCCTCGAGCTCCTCGTGTCGACCTACGAAGAGTGGCGCGAAGCGCGCGCGCTCGTGGTCGAGCATGGCCTGACGTACGAGCGCCTCACGGCCCAGGGCGAGAAGATCATCGTCGCGCGGCCGGAGGTTGCCATCGCGGCGGATGCGATGCGCCGCCTGCACCGCCAGCTGCTGGAGTTCGGCCTCACGCCGAGCGCGCGGTCTCGCGTCGAGGCTGGGGAGAAGGAGACGGTGGATCCCATGGAGGAGTTCCTCAAGCGCGGTCAGCAGGCATGACGGCCACCGCGACGAAGCGCACGCGCGCGAAGCCGCCGGCACCACCGACGCCACCCGCGCCGTGGGAAGACTTCTGCGATGCCGTGCTCAGTGGCGTGCGCCCGGTCGGCTCGCTCGTGCTGCTCGCGGTTCAGCGGCACCGGCGTGACCTGACCGAAGGCGCCGCGCGAGGATTGCGATTCGACGCGAATTCGGCGCAGCACGCCATCGACTTCTTCGGCTTCCTCCGCCACTCGAAGGGCGAGTGGGCCGGCACCCCGTTCGTGCTCGCCGACTGGCAGACATTCGTCATCGCCATGATCTTCGGATGGCGGCGCGCCGATGGGACGCGCCGCTTTCGCGATGCGTATGTCGAGATCCCGCGCAAGAACGGAAAGTCGACACTGGCCGCGGGCGTGGGCCTCTACCTGTTCTTCGCCGATGGCGAGCAGGGTGCCGAAGTGTTCACGGCCGCGACGAAGCGCGACCAGGCGCGCATCGTGCACGAGGAAGCGGTCCGCATGGTCAAGGCGTCGCCGCTGCTGCGCAGCCGCATCGGAAGCGTGCGGGACAACCTGCACGTGAAGGCTACGAACTCGAAATTCGAGCCGCTCGGTGCTGACGATGACACGATGGACGGTCTCAACGTCCACGCCGCGATCGTCGACGAGTACCACGCCCACAAGAATTCTGGCGTCTTCGACAAGCTGAACACGGCCACCGGTGCGCGTCAGCAGCCGCTGATGTTCACGATCACGACGGCCGGCGCCAACAAGGCGAAGAGTCCGTGCGGCCAGAAGAACGAGTATTGCCAGCGGGTGCTGCTCGGGACCGTCGAGGACGATGATACCTTCGCGTTCATCGCCACGATCGATGAGAAGGACGACTGGCGCGACGAGCGCGTGTGGGCGAAGGCTAACCTTAACCTCGGCACGAGCGCGAAGCTGGACGATCTCCGGCGCAAGGCGCGCGTGGCGATGGAGATGCCGGGCGCACAGAACAGCTTTCGCCGCCTCCACCTTAACCAGTGGACCGAGCAGTCGGAGCGCTGGATCGATCTCGAGGTATGGGACTCGTGCGCCGGTGAGATTGAGGCGCGAGAGCTGCCGGAGTTTCTCATGGGGCGCGTGTGCTACGGCGCGCTTGACCTCGCGTCGACCAGAGACATCTGCGCGCTCACGCTCTGGTTCCCGCCAACGGACGATGAGACGGCCGGATACCTCGTGCCATGGCTATTCGTGCCGAACGAGAACATCCTCGAGCGCGACCGGAAGGACCGCACCACGTACTCGGCGTGGCGCGACAACGAGTGGCTCGTCGCGACGCCAGGCAACATCACGGACTACGAGTTCATTCGGTCGACGGTGCACGAGGTGGCCGAGCGGTACCAGCTCGAGCAAGTCGCCTACGACCGCTGGAACGCCACACAGCTAGTCACGCAGCTGACCGACGACGGGATCGATATGGTGCCGTTCGGTCAGGGCTTCGCATCGATGGCCGCGCCGACAAAGAGCTTCGAGGCGAAGGTGGTCGGGCGCACGCTGGCGCATGGCGGTCATCCCGTCCTCCGCTGGATGGCGCAGAACGTCTCGATCCGCCTCGACCCCGCCGGCAACATGAAGCCCGACAAGTCGACGTCCGGCGAGAAGATCGACGGCATCGTCGCGGCCATCATGGCCATCGGCATCGCGGAGCTGCAGGCCTCGGATTCGACCTCCTCTGTGTACGACCACGAAGATCTCAAGGTGCTATGACGCGACGCCTCGCCTGGTATGACATCGGGTTCGTGAGCGGATTGCTCCTCATCGCTGGCGGCCTCGCCTTGTGGTCGGCGCCGTTGGCGCTGGTGGTCGCCGGCGTCGAACTCGTGGCGATCAGCGTCCTGGCTGCCTTGCGTGCCCGTCCGTCCGCATCCTCACCATCTGCCCCGCCGACTCATGGGACTACTGACCGCGCTGCTTCCTGACGCGACCGAGCGCCGCGATCGCGGCGTCGGCCAGACCGCCAGCCTGTCGACATCGGCGGGATGGCTGGAGGATCTCCTGGGCGGAGGCGTGAGCACCGCCGGCCGCCGCGTGACGGCGCAGAATGCCACCACCGTCAGCGCCGTCTATGCGGGCCTTCGGCTCATGGGCTCCTCGCTGGCGCAGCTGCCGCTCAGCGTCATGCGCCGAGGAGAGGATGGTCGGCGCACCGAGCTCCGGAACCACCGGCTCTGGACGCTGCTCAACGATGCACCGAACGATGATCTCACAGCGATCGAGTTCCGCGAGCTGATGACGGGATGGGCCATCCTGCACGGCAATGCCGTCGCATGGCTCAACCTGCGCAACAACCTCGACATCGATGAGATGATCCCACTTGATCCGGAGCGGGTGTCGTACTGGCTGACGCCGAACGAGACCCAGCTGGTCGTCGAGTACAAGCTGAAGAGCGGCCGCTCCGAGTGGATTCCTCGGCACGCGTTCATGCAGCTGCGCGCGCCGCTGGGTAATCGGTGGCTCGGCTACGGGCTGCTCCAGCTGGCGAAGGATGCCATTGGGCTCACGATGGTGGCAGAAGAGCACGCGAGCCGCTTCTACTCGAATGCGGCGGCGCCGGCTGGTGTGCTGGTAACGCCGAAGACGCTCAAGCCAGAGACGTTCAAGCGCATCAAAGATCAGTGGAACGCTCGACATCAGGGTGCGGAGAATGCCTTCAAAACCGCCGTGCTCGAGGACGGCGTGGAATGGAAGCCGCTCTCACTCAACCTCAAGGATCAGCAGTTCCTCGAGACCCGCACCTTCCAGGTGCAGGAGATCGCGCGCTGGATCGGCGTGCCGCCGCACCTGATCGGGGAGCTCACGCGCTCGACGAACAACAACATCGAATCCCAGGGCATCGAGTTCGTCAGCTACGCAATCGGCCCATGGGCGAAGCGGTGGGAGCAGCGCATCGCGCTCGACTGCCTCGGTCCCAGCGAACGCCGCACGGCGTACCTCAAGCACAACTTCAACGCGTTCCTCAGAGGCCAGACGCTCGATCGGTACCGCGCCTATCAGATCGGCCGCATGGGCGGCTGGCTGTCGTCGAACGATGTCCGCGGGTTCGAGGACATGGACCCCATCGCCGACGGCGACACGTACATGGCGCCCCTCAACATGGTGCCGGCCGACCAGTTCGAAGACGTCAACGATCCGGCGAACTCGTCTCAGAGTGACGCGAGCCAGGGCGACCCGGGCACGCAGCCCGGCGGTACCGCGCCCGACCTCACACGGTCGGCGCGGACGATGATCACCGCCGTGACGCCGATGCTCTTCGACGTCGCGCATCGCGCCGTGCGCCGCGCCCAGGGTGAGCAAGACCGCGCCAAGGGTCAACCCATGACGGCCGAGGCAGTGGAGGCACACCGCAGCTGGTGCGTCCGCGCGCTCGCGCCGATCGCGTCCGGCATGGCCAGCGGCATCGCCGGATCGGTGGGCCGCTCGCTCGCACCGGATGACCTGCAGGCGCTGGTTGGTGTCGCGAGCGCCGCGGCCGCCGACCAGTGGACCCTGCGGTTCCGCGACCATCGCCTCGAAGCAGCCGAGGCCACGGCGGCCGCCGGCGAGGTCCTCTCGCAGCTGATCACCGCGCATCTCGCGCTTTCCCTCACGACGGAGCCCTGACCATGCCCGCACCACGCCAGGCGCCTGACGGGCGCGAGTACCGCTACCTCACCACGCCGGTCGAGCTCCGTGCCGACGGCGACGGCCCGCGCCGCCTGGTCGGGCACGCGGCGATCTTCGACACGGACACCGACATCGGCCCGGTGGATTCGTGGGGGTGGCGCGAGCGCATCGCCCCAGGCGCCTTCCGCACGGCGATCGCCGAGGACGATGTGCGCGCGCTCTTCAACCATGACCCCAACATCGTGCTCGGTCGCAACCGCGCCGGAACGTTGCGCATGTTGGAGGATGCGGTCGGCCTCGCGGTGGATATCCTCGTGCCCGACACGGTCTACGGTCGCGACGTGCTCACGCTGATCGAGCGCGGAGACGTCTCGCAGATGTCCTTCGGCTTCGCGATCCGCACCGGTGGGCAGATGTGGGAGGAGATGCCGGACGGCGTCATCCGCCGCACCATCAAGGACGTGCAGCTGTTCGACGTGAGCCCGGTGACCTTCCCTGCGTTCCCGGCAACCGATGTGGCGGTGCGCGAGGCGCGCGAAGCCGGCCTACTCACGCGCGCACCGCGTGATGCGGAGCGTGCGCGCGAGCATCGAAAGATGCTGCAAAACCGGCTTGCGCTCGCGGAATTGACCTTGTAACCTGCCCTCACAACGACCGCACGACGCGGTCTGTATCGGCGGCAGGGTAGTGCGCACGCGTCCCTTGATGCGTGAGAACCTGCCGGCACACAGGCGACAGCGCGACCCCACGTGTCGGCGCGGCTCTGTACGGACCCCTTTCACAGGGGCCGGCAGAGCCGCGCCTTTTTGCGTTGGGAATCTCCGGTCCCAGGCACCGGAGAAACCGGACATGTCGGCTCGACTGAAGAAGCTGCAGGAGAAGCGCCTCAGGATCGTGGAGGCGTCTCGCGCAATCATGGCCGTGGCGGAGCGTGAAGACCGCGGCCTCACGACCGAGGAGCAGGCGAACTTCGACCGCGCGATCGCGGAACAGGAGTCGCTTCGCCAGGACATCGAACGCGAAGAGCGCCAGGCGCGCCTCGAGGCGGAGATGGTCGGCACGCGCGGCACGCAGCTCGGCGGCAACGAGGACGAGGAGCAGCGCGGCGGGCGTCCCAACGGACGCGAGTCCGCGGTGCGCTCTATCGGCGAAGGCCGCTACGCGGTGGTGGCCAACGGCCGCAACGCGAGCGATCGCGCGCTGATCGAGGAGCGCTCGTCGGTCGAGTACAACGACCGCTTCACGCGGGAGTATCGCGCCGCGCTGGACGCGCAGAGCACGGGAGCGAACGGCTCGTACCTCATCACGCCGATGCAGGTCGCTCAGCAGCTGCTGCAGCGACTCGACGATGCGGTCTTCATCCGTGGGCGTGCAACGGTGTTCACGCTGCCTTCCGCCACGTCGCTCGGTCGCGTCTCCCTCGAGACCGATGCCGAGGACGCGGACTGGACCACCGAGCTCGCGACCGGCGGCCAGGAAGACTCGATCGCCTTCGGGCGCCGCGAGCTCACGCCGCACCCGCTGGCCAAGTACGCGAAGATCAGCAACAAGCTGCTTCGCATTGCGACCATCGATCCGATGGCCGTGCTGATGCAGCGCGTGGCGTACAAGTTCGGCATCACCGAGGAGAAGGCGTTCCTCACGGGCGACGGCAACCAGAAGCCGCTCGGCGTGTTCACCGCGTCGAACGATGGCATTCCCACGTCGCGCGATGTCTCGACGGGCAACACGTCGACGAGCCCGACGTTCGAGGGCCTCATCTCGGCCAAGTACTCGCTCAAGGCGGGCTACCTCGCGAACGCTGCGTGGATGTTCCATCGCGATGCGATGGCGAAGATCGCCAAGCTCCGCGAAGACTCGGGCGCGGGCGCCGGTACGGGTGGCTTCCTGTGGCAGCCGTCCACGCAGCTGGGCCAGCCCGATCGCATCCTCGGTCTGCCGACCGTGATGAACGAGAACGTGCCGAACACGTTCTCGACCGGCCAGTACGTCGGCGTCCTCGGCGACTTCTCGTTCTATCACATCGCCGACGCCCTGGACAACCAGGTGCAGCGCCTGAACGAACTGTTCGCCCTCACCAACCAGACGGGCATCGTCTGGCGCCGTGAGACGGACGGAATGCCGGTGCTCGGCGAAGCGTTCGTGCGCGTCAAGCTCGGCTAACCGCCGCTCTCACTTCCAGAGGATTTTCAGATGCTGCTCGAAGATTGCAAGATCGTCCGCGTCTCGAACGCGGTGGCGGCGGGCGCCACGGACTCGAATGGCGCCGCCGTCGACATGTCGGGCTACGAGGGCGTGCTGTTCCTCGTGGCCTTCGGTGCCATCGTGTCAGGTGCGGCCACGTCGGTGAAGGCGCAGCAGGGTGCTGCGTCCGACGGCAGTGATGGCGCGGACCTCGAAGGCACGTCGGTGACCGTCGCTGATACCGACGACAACAAGATCGTGGCGCTCGACATCTACCGTCCGCGCTCCGCGAACGGCAAGTACGTGCGCCCCGTGGTCAAGCGCGCCACGCAGAACGCCACGATCGACTCGATAACCGCGATCCTGTACAACGGCCGGATCAAGCCGCAGGCTCTGGACACCACGCTCGTCGCGCTGTCCAAGTCGGTCGGCTCGCCGGCGCTCGGTACCGCCTGACCGTGAAGGTCAAGATGAACACGCTCTCCGCGGGCCCGACTGGCGTACGCCAGCCGGGTTCCGTGGTTGAGGTGGACGAGGCCGAGGGCAAGGCGCTCGTCGCCGGCGGATACGCCGACGTGGTCGATGCCCCGAAGGTGAAGGCGAATGCGAAGGGCAAGGCAAAAGACGACGAGGTGCCGCCTCCGGGTGGTGACACGCCGCCGCATGATCCGAATGCGCCCCCGCCGAATGGCGGAGAAACGCGCTCGTGATCGTCAGCCTGCCTGATCTCCTGCAGCACCTGGGCGAGACCGGTGATGATGCCGATCGCGACCAGGTGCTGACGGATCTGCTCACGCGCGTCGAGGGAGCCTTCCTCGCGGCGTGTGGTCGGAGCGATCGGCCGTTCCTGTCGGACACGAACGAAATCACCGAGCACACCGACGGCACCGGCTATAACGGCGTCTACGCGGAACGCCCGATCACGAGCGTCAGTGTGGTCACCATCGGCGACATCGATGCCCCGCGCCTAACCATCGAGGCCAGCGCGCTGCTCGTGGTGGCGGGGAGTCGTCTCGTGCGGGCCAAGGATGCGTCGGTGCAGTTCGGCGCGGTCGACGAACCCGGCGCCGTGCACATCACGTACACACCGGCCGCTGAGGCGCCGGAGGACGCGAAGCTGGCTGTCCTTCGGGCCGCGGCGGCGATGTACCTGCAGCGTGGCGCTGAGGACGTGCGCGCCGAATCAGAAGGCGGTGTGCGCAGCGAGTTCGCCTCGGCGTTCGAGGATCCGTCATGGCAGCTCGCCGTGGCGGTGCACCGTGAGCCGAGCCTCGGCTGATGAGCGTCCTCACCCGTCGCCACATCCGCGGCGTCGCCATGCGCATCACGCGCCCGACGGCCGTGCGCCAGGCGGATGGCTCGACCAGCCGCGTGGGCCTCGTGAACGGCGAGGCGCCGGAGCCGACCGTGCTGCAGGCCAGCGAGAAAGTGCAGCTGTCGTCGCTGACCACCGAGCGGAAGGAGCACGTGTTCGGCGCCAGTGCGAAGGCGACCGATACCGTGCGCGTGCCGATCGCCTGGGGCGTGCGCGATGGCGACATGTTCGAAGTCCTCGACGGCCCGGAGACCGGCGCGCGTTTCAAGGTCGAGAAGGTGATCGCGTACCGGATGCGGCCACGCATGACGCACGCCGAGTGCGCGCTGGTGCAGCTGCCGACAGGAGCCCGCTGATGACTGGCTTCCGCAATACGGTATCGCTCACGGTCGACACGAGCCTTCGCAGGCAGATCGCGTCCGCGGTCCGCAACAGTCAGCGCTTCTTCGCCGACATCACCGGCGCCAACGATCCGGCGTCGCGGGGTGCGGCGCGGGTGCTGATGCGCGCGATCCGGAAACAGCTCTCGCGCAAGGCGGGCAAGCGCGGCCAGAAGCCTGAGCGCTCGCAGCCAGGCGAAGCGCCACGCAAGGCGAGCGGCAAGCTCTCGCGCTCGGTCGGTACCGAGGTCGTCGGCGGCATTCGGCGCGTGGGCGTGGCGCGGTTCGTCGGCCGTCTCCTCGAGGAAGGCGTGGACACCACCGTACGCGTGACGCCGAACGGCCGCGCGTTCGGCAAGCGTCGTCGCAAAGCCGGTACCGCGAACCGCACCCTGCGCATCGCCCCCCGGCCGTTCATGCAGAAGGCGCTCGAGGAAGCGCTGCCGTACATGGAGGGCGAGGCCGTGTCGTCGCTTCAAGCGAAGGACCGCACCCTCCGGACCTACTGATGCCGAGCTCCATTGTCGCTCTCCAGCAGACCGCCGTCGCCGTGGCCACGGTGCTCGACGCCAGCATGGCCATCGCGGCGCTCACCAACCATGCCGCGCCGCAGTGCGTGCGTCTGGGTGGTGATATCGAGGCGGAGGTGCCGCTCATCGTCTTTCAGACCCAGAACGCTCGCGAGGCCGGTGGTCTCCTGGGCGCGTACCTCGTGGACGTCGAGCTCTATGCGATCGCCGCCACGATGCCGGAGGCCTCCGCGCTGCTCGCTGCCGCGCGCGATGCCTGTGATCCCGTCGCGTTCGCGGACGCGGGTCTCGACGCCATCCCGGAACCGGGCGCGCCGGCGAACAGCGAGCCCCTCGACCCCGAGGATGTGCCGTTCCCCGAGGCCGTTGGCGTGGCGACCACGCTGACGTTGGCCGCTTTCATCCCCTCCTAACCGGAGCATTTCATGCCACGCCTGAACAACGGCCTCGAGGTCCTCAAGGGCATCTCCAAGGTCGAAGCCTTCCAGATCGTCACCAGCACGCCTGGCGACACCGTCACGACCGCCGCCCTCGCCGTTGGCGACGCCACGATTGGGGTCAGCGCGAGCACGAACTTCACGGCCGCCGATCCGATCTTCATCATCGGCGACGGCGGCGTGGAGCTCAACAAGATCGGCACGCCGAACGCGACCATGCCGCTCGGCTTCAAGGCCGCGCTCGCGCAGTCGGCCGGTGCGCGCCTAGTGGAAGCCGTGGCGCGCAACCTCGGTCACATCGACAACAACGGTGTCCAGTACAGCGCGAGCGTAGCGCTGACGCCGATCGATGCGGCCACGTCCGTCACGCCGATCGGCTATCAGCGCGGCGTGGGCGAGCTCACCGCGCAGTTCGGCCTCCGGGGCTGGAACAACCTGAACTTCCAGTTCGCGCACGGCGTGGACGAGAGCGAGTCGGGCGTCGGATCGTCGGCCGATCCGACGCAGATCGTGATCGGTGGTTCGCAGCTCGGCACGCACAGCACGATGTGCTGCCGCGTGACCGGCTACCGCTACGACGGCAAGACGGTGACGCAGGACTTCCTCAACGTCACCATCGAGGTGCAGGTGCGCACGAACATCGGCGGGTCCACGCCGGCGGTGCTCCCGGTGTCGATGAAGTTCGACAACGTCGTGCAGCGGATCTGGTCGTAACCGGCCCGCCGGCGTGACCCGTTCGCCCTCGGTCAAGCGATACCTCAAGGAGCGCTGCTCGAATTATCGGGCAGCGCTCCTTGAGGCGCAGCTCGTATCCGAGGCCGAGCTGGCCGCCGTCTGGCCGGGCAGTCCCGACAACCGCGGGCACGATGTGGCCGCGTGGCTCCACACCTTCTGGAACATTGCGCGCTTCTTCGCGCGCGTCGAAGCTCGTGACGAGTACACGGCCGGCGTGTCCGAAAGCCGCACCGATCAACTGCTCCACCTGCAGCAGGGCACCCCGCGCGTCGTGCGCCTGCATCAGCCGGTCACGATCGACGGCGCCACGGTGGACGAGCTCCACCTCCATCACAAGTCATTTACCTCGCTGCGCCGACTCGCGACCTACGCCCGCGTGAGTGCGCAGCTGCTCATGCACATCGCGCACCTCGAGGGGAGTCCAGAGCACGTCGACCTGGTAATTGCCGCGCAGGAGTGGCGCGAGCGCATTCTGCGGATGCTGATCTGGGGCGCCGTCTCCGACGGCCCGGACGGCACCGGAACCGGCCTGCCCTGGGATCCTGCTCGCGAGCCCTGGCCGGACGTGCCGACGTGGCTCGAGGCGCTCGACAGCACCGAAGTCCTGGCGGTGCAGATCGCCTACACTGAGCAGTACGGCCGCGCGCTGCTCTCGATCTCGCCGTTCATCGCCCCGAACGACGACGAGAAGGATCCGCTCGCTGGGTGGGAGACGTTCTTCGCCTCCTACGCCACCGAAAAGGGCCTCGAGGCGCATCGGCTCATGCAGGACCGGGCCTTCCTACCCTTCCTCACCCAGGTGAGTCTCGCCGCGCATTCCGCGCGCCAGGCGCGTGAGCAGGCCAAGGACACGCCCGAACCCGCAGGGGTGCGCTGATGGCGCGCAAGATCGGGGAGCTTTTCTTTGAGCTGCGCACGTCGACCGAGGCGCTCTCGCGCGACCTCAAGGAGGGCGAGCGCCAGCTCGGCAAGTTCACGGAGTTCGTGAAGGCGAACCCGCTGGTGGCCGTGACCGGACTCGGCGCGGCGTTCGCCGGCGTGGCCTTCGCCGCCGCGCAGGCGGCCGCGAAGATCGACCTCACGTTCCGCCAGGTGACCAACACCCTGGGCGCGACCGCGAAGGAGGCGGCCGCGCTGCGCGAGGATCTCCGCGCCGTATCGATCGAGAGCGGCAAATCGCGTGAGGAGATCGCTGGACTGTTTCGCGCGATCGCGGAAGGCGGGCCGAATGGGGCCAGAAACGTGCGCGCGATCGCCGATGCCGCCATCGCGCTGAGCGATGTACTCGGCGGCGACGTCGGCGCCAATGCGTCCGGCCTCGACCAGATCACGGACATCTTCGCCATCGATCCCGCGCGCGCGAAGGAAGTAGCAGCCGCGCTGTTCACGATCGCTTCCGGCAAGGTCCCGCTCAACGACGTGTTTGACGCGCTCTCAAAGATCGGACCGGAGGCCGCCGCACTCGGCCTCTCGTTCGAGCAGGTGGCGTCGTTCCTTACCCGCTTTCTCGATCAGGGCTACTCGGTCAAGCGCGTCAGCGCGCTCTTCAAGGAGCTGGCGGACAACGGCGCCGAAGGCCGCAAGGAGATTCTGGCGCTCGCCGGCTCGACTGAGAACACCGCCGATGCCATGGCGAAGCTGGAGAAGGCGCAGGCCGATGTGACAGCCAGTGGTGAGAAGCAGTTCGAGGTGTTGAAGAATCGCCTGAGCGATCAGTGGCTGGAGTTCGGCTCCAAGGTGCTGCCGCCTGTCACGACGGCGCTCCGGTTGCTCAACGACATCCTCGACGGGACATCTGCCAAGCTGGTCGGTGTGGGCGATGGCTCGGATCGCGCGATGGCCGGTCTGCTGCGCGTCGCCGAACAGCAGCGGAAGGTCACGATTGGCGAGGTCGCATTCCGCTCCAACGGTGGTGGCAACGCCGAGGTGAAAGCCTCCGTGATCGGCGATAGGTACGCCGAGATTGTCAGCGCGACGAAGAAGCTCGAGCAGCTCAGCATCAAGGCGCTACGCGAGAACCAGCAGAGGCTGAACGACATCCTCAACACGCCTGGCATCAACGACTCGCTTGAGCAGAAGGCGAAGGCGCTGCAGGCGAAGATCGGCGAGGCCATCGAAGCGGCCTACAAGAAGAGCCGCGAGAAGGTCGAGAAGGCTGACGCCGAGCTGCGCAGATCGCTCAAGGACATCGGCGAGGATATCGATCGCGTCATGAATCGCGTGTTCGCTGATGAGGATGATCGGCGCGCGGAAACGATTCGTGATCTGCAGAAAGAGTCGGCCGAGCGCCAGAAGAATGCCGATCAGACATCGGAGCAGATCACCGCGCTGATGCAGAGCAAGGAGGCCTATGAAGCGGCACTGGTAACGCAGGCCAAGTCGAACGCCGTGGAGAGCGCACGGCAGCGCCTGCTCAAGGTCGGACTCGATCTGTCGCCGGACCAGGTCAAGGCGATTGAGGCAGAGACCGAAGCCAACATCCGACTCGAGAAGGTCAAGTCAGCACTGCTCGCCGCCGCTGGCGTCAAGCCGCAGGAGATCAAGCAGACCGTCGCCGAGGTCGGCCAGCTCGCCGATGCGCTGTCACTCGCGGCCGGCGCCGCGGCCGGCATTGCCACCGCATTCGGCGAGGCCGGCCGGCGGATCGCCGCCGTCCTCGGCTCCACGTCGCAGCTGCTGACGGCACTCTCGCGCGCCCAGGGTGCCGGTCAGTTCACCGACGGCAAGGGCGTGAAGCAGAATGTGGGATTCCTCGGCGCGCTGTCCGGTAAGGCGGGCGCGGCTGGCATCGGTACCGCGGCGGCATCCGCGCTGTCGTTCGTGGGCGCCGCCGCGCAGATCGCCGATGCCGTCGACCTTTTCGGGAATCGCGCACGCGAGCAGGCGCGTCTGCTGCGTGAGCGCGCCATCGCATTCAATCAGGCGCTCGAAGACTTCGCGATCAGCAATCGCAGCGATCTCGAGGAGCAGCTCCGGCAGAACCTGCGGAAGGCGAACGAGCTGGCCGCATCGGCCGGGCTGCAAGGGGTGAACTTTCAGAGCACCAGCGAGATCGGCCAGACCGTCGAGACGCTCCGCGCGCTGTCGCGTGAACTGAGCGACTCGAAGAACATCAAGAACATCCTGCAGATCGCCGATGCGCTGAGTCGCCTCGGGAAGGAAGCGGCTGAGAACGAAGTCAAGCTGCGCGCGGCCAACGCGTCTGCCATTGCGCGGCTGCGCGAAGATCTCGACATCCGCCGTATCGCACTCACCCAGGGCAACGACGCCGCGACGGCGGCGCGCGCGCAGCTCGAGCTGGAGCGCCAGATCGCCGAGATCCGCGATCGCTATGGCGATGCCGCCGACGGCTACATCGCGGATCTCGTGGCGATCGCGGCGGCCGAGACGCAGCTCGCGGCCGCGCGCGCGGCGCAGGCGGCGGTGCTGCGTCGTATCGAGGATGATGACGCGCTCCTCGGTGGTGGCGTCTACCAGAGCCTGCAGCGCTCGATCGCGGGCTTCGTCGAAAGCTTTGGCGGCCAAGTCGTCAACATGTTCAACGGCTTGGATCTCAACACCGCCGACGGACTGAACGCGGCCAAGCAGAAGATACGCGATCTGTACCAGCAGCTCGCCGCCGACGGCATCGATGAGAACGAACGGCCGATCATCGACTTCCTGAAACGCATCTTCGGACAGCTCGACGAGGCGATCGGCACCCTGCCGGACGGCTTCGCCAACGTGCAGGCGCAACTCGACGCCTTCGACGAATGGGTGCAGCTGTTCGCGAGCGGCGGGAAGGATCTCGGCACGCAGATCCGTCAGCTTGGCGTCATCCTGGGCGGCCAATTCAACGGCGCTCTCGACGACATCCTGAAGAACGCGGATCTCGGCTCCGCCACTGGGCGCGCGCAGTTCAAGAACCAGATCGAGACCCTCCTCGCCGGCGTGTTGGCCGACGGCAAGATCGACGAGAAGGAGGGGCCGCTCTACGCCGTCCTCCAGCGACTGCTCGGTATCGCGAATCAGGCGTTGACCGATGCGGAGACCGAGGCCGATCGGATTGCTGAAGCGGCGCGGCAGAAGCGTCAGCAGCGCCGCTCGTCGGCGCAGACGCGCATCGAACTCTTCGACCTCGCAGGGCTCGACGCCTTCCGCGTCACCCTCGAAGGCCTCGGCCCGGCGTTCGCGTCGCTGTTCGGCGACTTCGATCTCTCCTCGCTGAAGGGGATCGAGGACGCCAAGGGCGTCATCCGTGGGATCTTCACGGAGCTCGAGAGCCTGTCGGACGAGGAGATCTTCCAGAAGTTCGGCCTCACACGCGACGAGCTCGTGGCCGCGCTGCTCGATGCCGACAACGGCTTGGATGGCCTGCAGGGATCGCTCAAGGACGTCGCTGCCGCTGCGATCGAGGCCGCGCGCGCGTCGGCGGAGTTCACCGACGAGATCTCCCAGGACTTCCTCCGCTCGCAAGGCCGTGGGCAGGAAGCCGATATCAATGCCGCCAAGGCGAAGCGCGACGAGCGACTCAAGAAGGCGGCGCAGCTGGGCCTTGGTCCGGATGTGCTCGCGCAGATCGAGGCGATCTTCCAGGCGGACCTCATCGAGATCGCGAATCGGTACGCGCCAGCGGTCACGGCCGCCGTCGACTCGGTCGCCTCCGTGGGCACCAGCAGCGTCACCAGCCAGCGCGGGAGCGGCAGCCGCGGCACGCGCACGTCCTCGCTCGTGCAGGACTTCGGCGGCCTCACTGAGATCACCGCTCAGTCGCTCGCCGCGCTGCAGCGCGAGGCGGTGCTGTACGCCGCCGAGACGGCCCGCGCGACGTCGGGAATGCTGGCGATCCTCAGCGGGGGCCTGCCCTCGCCGCCGTCGTCGCTGCTCCGGTTCGCGAGCGGCGGCGGGTTGCCGACGGCAACCACCGGCGCCGGCGGCGTCATGATCGGCACGATCATCGTGAACATCGGCTCGCTCAATCCCATGGGCATGACCCCGGGTGAAGCCGCCAGCTCCACGGCACGCGAGCTCTCGCGTCAGTTCGGGAAGCTGATCAGCCAGGAAGCGAACTTCCTCGGCACGAGCGTCGCATGAGCTGGGAACTCACGCTCATGTCCGACTGGACGTCCGCCGGCGGCGTGCCCCTCGAGAACTTGGGGCCCGCCCGCGAGGGCAGTCAGCTCCGCCGCGAGCTCTCGCAGCGTGGCGAGGCGACGCTCGTGCTCGATCGCGATCTCGCGTGGCACCTTGCCACGCCGCGCGCGATCATCCGCATCGATGGCGTGCGCGATGGGTTCACTGAGGTGCGCGTCACCGACCGCGCCCTGCAGACACGCGGTGTCGAGGCCACGCGGTTCCGCGTCACCGGCCTGCCGCGCATCTACGATCTCGCGAGCGCGGGCCTGATCTACGAGGAGCTCGGCGGCCGGAAGATCTTCACGTTCAACGAAGCGCTGACGCGGGCGCAGTATCTCTCGCGCTTCTTCCTGCAGCGGCAGAGCGAGCGCCGCCTGGTCGGGCTGAGTCCGCGCCTCGTTGCCAACACGGAGCGCGTGCCGCTCCAGTGGAGCCGCTGGAATAGCGGCGAGCTGCTCGATGCCCTGCTCTCCGCCACGCAGGACGAACTGCAGTGGGTCACGGACGGCGCCGACGAGTTCATCGACCTGGTCGACTTCGTCGGCAGCGACGCGGTCACGGTCCCGCTGTACTTCGGGGATCGACTTCGCGATCACCAGCTCGAGGAGGACTACCGGGACATGGGCACGGTCGCCCGCGTCGCCGGCGACGCCCCGACGGCCGACAGCGAGCGCGCGAACATCGGTGAAAACCTGTGGGACGTGGTGGGGCGTCGGACGCTCGACGACGGCACCGTTGCCGTGGAGATCCGCGCGCCAGGGACCACCGAATCGCCGCTCCTCGAGGACGATCAGTATGCCGCCGCGCCCGACGTCGGGCTGCCGGCGCGCTACCTCCAGCGCGAGGACGGGACCACGCGCCTCGCGATCCTCGGCAGCGATGCCGCGGCGAGTGAGCTGATCGTGAGCGCCGGCGCGCCACTGGTCGGCGAGCGGGTATCGATCGTGGCCGACAGCACCGGTGCGCCGCTCGAGACGCTGGAGCTGCCGAGCGCCGTGCGCGCCTACGGCTTCATCGAGCGCGATGTGCAGATCGCCGGCGGCCGCGGCGAGCGCCAGTACGCGCGGAATGGTGGACACGAGGCCGGGCTGGCCCGCTGGAGCGCGGTGAATGCCGGCGCCGGCGCCGAGTATCTCCGGACGGAATTCGGCGTCACGCTGGCCGCCCTGGCCAATGGCGCCAGGGCCGCGGCGACGGGCACCGGCACGCCCTTCGCGATCAAGGGTCTCACGCCGGGCACGAACATCCGGAAGGGCATGGAGCTCCGCGTCGGTGGCGCGATCTGCGCCGTGCAGTCGGCCGCGATCGCGAGCACGACGGGTGTGCTGGTGCTCGGCATCAGCCCGGGGTTGCCAGCGCCGTACCCCGATAGTACGCCGCTGACCTTAGTGCGACGCGAGTCGCGCGCCCTTGAGCTCGATGGGGCGCAGTCGCCACTCAACCCCGTCCTCAACTTCCGCGACGTCGACACGGACGGCCTCCGGCGCATTGACCCGGCCGAGTCGAACGCGCTCACGAGCGGCGACTACGAAGGCACGGGTGTCTTCGCTTATTCCGATGCGCCGGTCGGGTCGTTCACCGCACGCCAGGCAGGAAAGGTGGGCTGCCAGCTGGCCGGCCTCACGTGGTCGACGTACGATGACGATGTCTTCGACGTGACGCCGACCGAGATCGTGTCCGGCGTGTTCGGCTTCGTCATGACGCTCAAGATCGATCCGGCGCTGATCACCGCGGGCACGGTCTCGGTGGGCACGCGCCTCCGCTACACCGCGCAGCCGGGCGATACGCAGTTCAACGTCCTCGGTGGGCCCTTCGCCGGCTACTACGCCACGTGGACCGTGCGCGTCACGGCGGCCGCCGGCGACACCATCACCGTCACCGCCGAGGTGCCCGCCGGCGCGACGGGTGTGGTCCTCGGCCAACCCGCGAACAGCGGCGGGAGCATCACGGCGTGGGACGCCACCAACGTCACACTCGCCGACGGCCTCGCCTGGACACTGGTGGTGACGAAGGAGTCGCGCCCCGTGCTGCTCGATGGGTCGTACAGCCTCGGCGCCACCACGGTCACGTGCAAGCCGCAGACGATCATCGCCCGGCGGAACTTCGCCGGCGGCGACGCGATCGAGTTGGTGCGGACGCTGTCGGTGTACGCGCGGATCCTGAGCGGCACGGTCACCACCGAGACGGACGCCTACGGCTTCACGTTCTATCGGCTGACGGCAACGATCGACCTCGCCTTCAGCACGGTGCAGAATCTGTCGCCGGCGCAGCTGCTCAACTGGGCGCCGCGCATCAATGGCGAGTTCTCGCCGGGCTCGCCGATCACGCTGTACTGGAACGCCGAGTCGTTGAGCGGCACCACGCTGACGCTCACCAGCGGCAACAGCTTGTCACCGTACGTGGGCCCGTTCCCGGTCGACACCGATCCCGAGACCATGCTGCTCTTCGAGACGTACGGGGTCTCGAGTGCCACGGCGTGGAGTACGGCGGCGCGTACGGTGCTCACGCTCTCAGCCGCGATTCCCGCCGGCCGCGCCTACAGCCGCGGCGCGCTCGTGTGGGCGAACTGGCACACGCGCGCCGCCCATGGCGCATCGCCGTCGCTCCGCCTCTTCGCGGCCGTCGCCGCCGGCGATCCCACCGTCGAGCTGCTGGGCGGCGACAATGTCACGAGCGCCACCGCCAACCCTCTGACCACGGGTGTTGCCACGTGCTATCGCGTCGCGCCCACCGGCTCCACCATCCCGATTGCCGGGAACGTACTCTACGCCGCCGCCAGCACCGTGGCCGACGGCAGTGGCAACGCCAGCGTGACCCTCGTCGCCGCGAACCCGGCCGCGATCATCAACAACGAAGCGGTGACCATCCCGATCCCGCCCATGGTGCCCGCCGGCCTTGAGCTCACCGCCAGCGCGCTCCGCCTGTTCTGCGCCGTCGGCGGCCTCGGCGAACCGCTCACCGCCACCGGTGGGCAGACGCATGACCTGGCGTATGTGCGGGTACCCGCGGGCTCGACTCGCACCATCACCGCCATCAGCCTCTTCACGCTGAGCGCGGGCGAGTGGTTCGCGGGACAGGGACCTGTGCTCGCGCTCGTCGACGCCGCCGGTACGATCCTCGGCTACCAACGCCTCGGCGACGATGGCCTCGTGGTCGAGTCCGCGCCCGGTGTGGTGACGCTCACGGCGCAGGCGACGATCGCGCAGTCCGGGCTCTACGGGTTTCGTGTGTACGGCGGTGCGAGCGCGGATTACAGCCGGTGGTGCGTGCACCTCCGGACCTTCTTCTACCTCGGCGAAGCGACCGACGCGCCGTATACGCCGACGTCGTGGCCGACGCGCCTGATGCTCGCGGGGCTCAAGAAGCTCGATCAGCTGCGCACGCCGCGCATCACCGATCGCCTGACGCTCGATGAGTGGAACGCCGCCCAGCTCACCGCAGCGGGGGTGCCGCTCGCCGGCGTGCCGCCGGTGGTGCTGGGTGGTCGCGTGCACCTCGAGGAGTGGGATCGCGTGGTGCGCGTGATCGCGTATACCGAGCGGCCGGACATGCCCGTCGCCGACGTCGAGATCGGCCAACTCGCGCGCGACGGCTCGCGCATCATCACGCAGACGGCGCTCGCCGCTGCGCCGCAGGGGGTGCGCTGATGCCGTTGGGATTCTCCTTCGGATTCCTCTTCGCCGGCGGCTCGTCGTCGGCGCCGTCCGTCGCCCCGCTGCCGCGCGTGCCGACGATGCTCTGGGCGAATGAGACGCCGCTGCAGCTCGCGGGCGTGGTGCTGCAGCGGCCTACTGGCTGGCTCGATGGCGCCACGCGCGCGTTGCCGGAAGTCGATCGAGTGCCGGGCTACACCGGTGGCCGATACGGAGTACTCCCCACAGTGGGCCCGCTCGACATCACGCTCACCGGCGTCATGCTGGACGTGACGCTCGAGCAGCAGCGTGCCGCGCTCTCAGCCCTCACGGATCTCTTCACCGGTGAGGTCGAGCTCCGGTGGCCGCACGCGCCCACCCAGGTGATGCGCGGCATGGCGGGCCCGATCACGGTGGAGCCGTTCAATCCCGATAAGGCCTTCGTGCTCGATCGGCAGCGCCGCGTCGCGCTCCGCGTCACGTGGAACGTGCGCTGCGCCGATGCCGCGCGCTACGAACGCCACCCGCGCCGCATTCGCCTGGGCACGACGCCGAAGCCGATCGTGATGGGCGGCCTGCCGGTGGGCGGCGAGATCCTGCTCGAGGGGCCGCTGTCTGGCGATGTGAACATCGACATCCTGACGCCGAGCGGCACGCTGCTCGATCGAATCGCGCTGCGGAATGTCGCGCTCGCGTCGGGCGACTCCGCCACCGTCCGCCTCGACGCGCCGAACACCATCACGAAGCGCACGGCGGCCGGCGTGCTGACCAGCGTCTACAGCTGGCGCAGTCTCGACGCGAGTACGCGCTGGTGGAAGGCGAACCCGTACTACGCGGATCCGGATCGCGATCAGTGGCCGCTCGTGAAGCTCTCCACCGGCTCCGGCTGGTGGACGTACGTCGTCGCAAATAGCCACTAGGAGACGCGAGCCCATGTCCCGCATCCCGATCCTCGGATCGCAGCAGCTCGACGTCCGCATGGACGGCAGCGCGCCGCGTCTCCGCACGAAGTCCCTGCTCTGCTGGCGCTCGTGGGACGGCCGCATCCTGCCCGTCAACGATGGCATCAGCTGCGGCTATCTCGGTCGATCGACCACGGCCACGATCTACGACAGCTATGGCACGAGCGGCGCGCTCGTCGCCTCGGCGCTCGCGTTCTCGTGCGTCGATTGGGACGGAGATGGCGTGCGCGAGGAGGATGCGCTCCTGCTCAGCGACGAGGAGGCGCTCCGCTTCTACGACGCCAACACGAACCGCCTGACGTGGAAGACGGATGCGAAGGTGATTCGCTTGGACTGGTTGCAGGTGGGTGACATCGTCGCGGATCAGCCGCTCTTCACGTTCACGCGAGACAACGGCACCGGCGCCTACTTCGGTCTGTTCGGTGGGCCCGATGGCACCGTGCAGTTCCGCCACTACAACGGCACGAGCACGGTGACCTCTGAGCGCCCCGTCTTCGACGGCGATCGCTGCAGCGCGCGCGCCCTGCTCTTCTCGAGTGGCGCCGTGCAGCTCGGCCTCGTGCGCAATGGCAGCGCGGAGTCTGTGGGTACCAAGTCCAGTGCGCTTGAGCCGGCGGCCGATTGGGGCAACGGCGGTGCGACCGTCGCGCGTCTCAATGAGTTCGGCGACAGCGATCGCGGGACGATGCTGGCCCGCTACCTCGCGGTCTACGGCGGCAACGCCACCCGCAAGCAACTCCTCGAGGTGCTCTGATGCCCACTCTTCCCGAGGGGTACACGATCGAACCCGGCACCGGGCGACTGATCCGCATCGTCGGCCGCGAGTGCTCGCAGCTGGAGTTCATGTCCCGGCTGTCCCTGTCTGAGCAGGTCGCGCTCGCCGCTGTGCGCATCGATGAGACGTCGCCGATCGCAGTGCGAGCGCAGCTCGAGGTGCTCAAGGAGACGCGAGACAACACGAGCAACAAGCGCATCAACCTTGACGATCCGCGCACGGCCCTCGGTGCGCAGATCGCGCTGTCGGTACTCGCCTCGCTGCCGGAAGACACGCCCGGCCGCATCGATCCGACCGATGTGCCGGCGCGCCTCGCGGCGTGGTTGGCCGACTTCCCCCAGCCTGGAGAAGCCGTCCTGTGATGGCCATCCTTGCGGACACCACACAGCACATCACGCGGATGACCACCGACGCGCCCACCGCCGTCTACGTGTCGCTCGCCGGCCTCGCATTGACCATCGCCGGCATCACGTGGAAGGGTGGTGAGTTGATGGGCGAGCTGCGTGCCGTGCGTCGCGAGCACCACAAGCGCCTCGAAGACCTCGAGATCACCGTGAAGTCGACCGCGCACGATCGGATCACGCGCGAGGAGCTGAACGCGCGATTCGCCGAGATCCGCACCAGTGTGAGCTCGATGAGCGATCGCGTGAGCGACGCTGTGGAACTGATGAAGGAGGCACTCAAGCGATGACGATCCGGCGCAAGATCGCGACGTGGCTGCTGGTCGTCGGTGCGTTGGCGCTTGGCCTCGCGCCAGTACTCGCGCGCGCCAACGGCCAGGCGCCCGCGGTCGTCACCGTCGGCGGCAACCCGTTCACCGCGCTGCCGAAGCCGTGCTGGCCAGAAGCGCTCCTGATCGGCCGCGACACGGCGTACGCGGCATTCCCCTGCGCCTCGCTCGAGGTGCTCCCGCTCGGGATGCGGCGGCAGGTGGAGTGCACGCTCGATCGACTGCGCACCGGCGGCTGGGATCCGCTGGTCTATGAGACGTATCGTTCTGCGCGCAGGGTCGCGCACCTGTACAGTTTCGGGCGCACCAGGCCGGGCCCGCGCGTCACGAACGCCAGCAATCCGCTCGTCGCGCCGCATTACTGGACCCTCTCGGTCGACATCATCGATCGGAAGAAGCTCTGGAACAACCCGCGCTTCTTCTACTGGCTCGGCCAACACTACGAAGCGTGCGGCCTCGTCGCCGGCGCCTTCTGGAAGTCCTTCCCCGACGCGCCCCATGGCCAGTTCGCGGCGATCGAGAGCATGTCGCGCGCGCCCGCCTGGGCGAAGCGGTTGATGGCCGAGGGCAAACGCGATTCCCTCCTCCTCCGACTCGGAGCGACGCGATGAGCACCACCGCGATACTCGCGTTGTTGGCGAAGGTCGCCAACGGAGCGCGCCGACTCCCCGAGTGGGCCTGGGGCGTGATCGTCTTCGCGCTGATGGCCGGCAGCGGCTGGTGGCTGCACACGCGGAGCGTGGAGCTCGCGGTCCTCGCCGATCGCCAAGTGCGCGCGCGTGAGGCTCAGGTAGTGCTGGACTCGATCGTCGGCTTCGAGCGCGCGAAAGCACGCTGGGCTGTTGAGGAAGCCCAGAAGGCGACACGAGCGTCCTGGGCGACACGAGACCGCGCGGTCGCACAGACGAAGGCGGCCGAGCGGGCCGTGACCGTCGCACAGAGCCGCGTGCGTGAGACGATTGCCGCGATCCCCGACTCGCTCAAGCAGCTGCCGGTGATCAAATCAGCGTTGCAGGCGTGCACCGCCTTGGCGAACGATTGCGAGCAGCTCCGCGCCGAGATCGTGACGGAACGCGCGGCAACCGATACGGCGAAGGCGGTCGTCGATCGCGAGCGCCGCGCGCACCTCCTGCAGCAGGCACTCGCCGACACCGCCTTGGCGAAGGCCGGCGTGGTGATCGTCGACCAACGCTCCGCGATCGCCAAGCTCGGCGGCCGCATTCCCCGGAAAGTCGCCGTGGTAGGTGGCGCGCTGGCCGCCATTGCCGGCTGGACCGCGCGCGAACTCGTTTATCGGAGACACCCATGAGCATGGCCGCGCTACGGCGCCGACGATTCGTACAGGCGGCCGTTGTGATCGAATCCGGAGGAGGTGGTCCGGACCTCACGCGGCTCCCGACGCTCACGTCGATCAATCGTGCGCCGCCGGATATGGCACTCAACGCGGCCATTCGCGCACTGCCGGCGGGCGGAACATTTACCGATGACCTGAGCAGTCTGCTGCAGCTCAAGCTCACCGACGCCACGTCCCCCGTCGCCAACTCGATTGGTGGGCATCCGTACAGCGAAGGTGGGCCGTACCTGTCACGGTTTTGGGGAACCGATCAATTCACCATCATCACGTTCCTCAATCGCACGTCAGGAAGCGTCGTGTACTG